GCAAGCTCTTCGTGATCGGGCCGAAGCAGCACAGGCGACTTTGTTGGAAGAAACCCGCGCTCTTGGTGGTGACCCAACCCAAACGCGAGCGTTTTTGGAAACCCGCCGCGACCGGTTGAACACAGCCCTTCAAACCCGAGTTGAACAGGCCCAGTCTCAAGCGCGTGAACGCATTGCCGCGTTGGAACCTAGTTCTTCGGCAGAAGATGCGTCTCGTATTGTGCGGGAAGAGTTTGACAAGGCTTATGATACAGCGCGAACGCAAGAAGACGATCTTTGGCGTGACATTCCGCAAGACGTGCAAGTTGAAACCGCGCCGTTATTTGAGCGTTTTGCTGCATTAGTTAATAAAACTCCAGTCACAGGTCAAGATGACATTCCGAGATATGCAAGAGAATTTCTCGGTTACGGAGAAACTAAACAGTTGGACGCGACTGTAACACCTGCCACATTGCAAAGACTGCGATCCAGACTTTTGGAAATGGAGCGTCTTGCATACAGAGAGGGTAGGCGCACTGAAGGTAGCACTATTGGTCAGATTGCAGACGATGTGCTGGAAACAATGAATAGTATTCCAGACATGCCCGGGCCTTATGCGGTTGCACGAGACTTTACTCGGAGATTAAACCAAACGTTTAGGGAAGGTCCAACAAGGCCGCTCACCCGTACAGAAGATTCAGCTTCTTATATTCCCGAAGAACTTACGCTCTCACGCCTCATCGGTCAGGGCGGCGTGCAGGGGGGTGTTGCTGAAAGCGCCTTGCGTGCCGCGACTTCTGATCCGACAAACATCGGTGCGGGCCAAAACGAAGTCGTTCAAAACGCCGTTCAAGATTACCTGACCCGCTCTCTGCGTAATCGTGCGGTTACCGCAGAAGGTCGTCTGAAGCCTGAAGCGGCTGAGTCTTGGATGCGGAGTAACGAGGCGCTCTTGGAGCAATACCCTCAACTTCGTGAAACCGTCACCAACGCCCTGGAAGCTCAAACCCGAGCCCGGGGTGCCGAAGCTCGCCAAATTGGTGTTTCTCGCAATTTAGAAAACCCCCGAGAAACAGCAATTGCACGGTTCTTGGAAGGCAACCCTAACGATGCGGTGGCGCGCATATTTAAAGCGGACAATCCCGTTGAAGCTGCCACATCGCTCAGGCGATCAGCGGCCCGCGACAGTTCCGGGGCGGCTTTGGCTGGCCTCCGGGGTGCTTTTGTAGACAATGTTTTGGCCAGTTCTCGCCAAACGGGCCCTAATGGTGAAGTTTTCCGAGGCAGCACCATTCTTGAAATGCTGAATGGTCCTAAACAGCGCGCGGTGTTTGAGGCTGTTTTTAGCCCTGAAGAACTCAATCGCCTTCGTCAAATTGGAACGGAGTTTACCGCGCTGGAACGTGCTCGCGGTGATTTGCCTGATGTCGGCGGGGTGGTTGTTACATCACAAAACAGATTGATAAACAGGCTTGCTCAGCTAGGTGGTGCCGCACTTGGTCGTAAACTTTCTCAAGTTACCGGCACGGGAAACATTCAAACTCCGGCAATTGCATCAAGCGTGCTTAATAATTTTGTTACAAATATAAGTTCTGATCGTGCAGCGAGATTGATTTCTCGGGCCGTGACCGATCCTGATCCAACGCTGTTCGCCGCACTTATGCGAGACGCGCGTCTGCCTGGGCAGCAGGATCAGGCTGTTCGTCGCCTGCAAGGCTGGCTGGCTGGCCCTGCCGGTCGCGCACTTTTTGAAGAGGAGAGCGCCGATCCTCAGCAGGGTGTCGGCTCAGTTCAAAACATCTACGGCTCTGTTATGAACCCGGAGGCTAGTTTGGCGAGCACGCAAAGCCTGATCAATTCACCGGCAATGCGTAATCGCATCGGGGCAATTTTTGAAACGCCCGCTTATGCCGACCTGTTCACAGCCACCCTCAATCGAGAAGCGCAGTTGTTCCATCGGGCCAATCAAACGTCTCGTAACAGTTCTGCGGCAATCGGAGGGTTTGACCAATCGCTCACAAGGTTGGTTACGCAGGCCGTTCAAAACAGACAGTTGGATGAGGCCCGCGCCGTTCGGATCACGGAAATGCTGACGTCAAACAATCCAACAAGCGTGGCTGCGGCCATCCGGGCATTAGAAAACGTATCCAACCGCCAGCCTGAACCCATCAACGTAAACGTGATGGCAACGCGCCTTCAGCAGTAAGGCTTACCGCTGCGTCTCGTAGAGCCACCGCGCCATCAACAGGGCTTCGGCGCGATCCGCGTGTTTCTTCAGATTGAGGGGTGCTGAAGGGAACATGCGGATCGCCAGGGCACGGCTCATCTCTTTGTCTGACGGCAGCTTGAAATGCTTCTTCCAGGCCGCTGGCGTGACGTAGGTCAGGCTGATGCCCATTGTAGCCACAACCGCCCGAGCGGCTCCAAAACTGTCGCCCAGGCTGAACGTCGATGATGCACCCTGCTTGGGCATCGCGTTGACTCGCTCGATCACGCATAGCGCATGATAGTCACGAAGAATTGCGGCGAGGCCCGCCGGGTCCACCTCATTCTTCACACTGCCCGAGCCTTTCGACACCGTGGGCATGTCAAAGACGGCTAGAAACTCGCCGTTTTCGAGCACGCCCACGGCACCGGTTAGGCCCGGATCAATTCCAATTGTCAGCATCAGAGAGCCTCGTGATGTTCGCAACCCTGGCGTTGTTCATCCAGGGTCAAGGTAAAATTGTTCAGGTTGCAGACCCACTTACCTTCGGCACCTGCCGAGCACATGGCGCATGTGCGGCAGTGATGCAGGGGCGGGGCTTCCTTGGTGCAGACCGCCTTCATGCTGCAAAACTTGCAGCCGAACGACGACGCATCATCGCTGATGCCTGCCGGGCGCAACTGAGCCTCGACCAGCTTGGTGATCTTGGTTTGCAGCTTCGCCTGGAAGGCTTTGTCTTCCTTGACACGCTCCACATAAAATTGCTCGTCGTCCTTGCAGAGGGCCACATACAGCGCCCGGGTGAATCCCCCCAGCGCCATGCTGATCTGCACCTGGGCGTAATGCAGCGGCTTCGCGCCTTGCACGCCCTTCTTCAACAGGCCGTCGAAACTCTTCCTGTTGTGCGTCTTAATCTCCAGTAGGTGCGGCTTATCGCTCTCTGGGACGTTTTTCACCACACCGTCGACCTTTGTGATGAAATGCCCGGTCTGGTCGACAAACTCAAATTGCCGACCATCCTCGCGCTTGTCCCAGACGGCAAACCCTGCCCGGCGCAGATCGGCCACGATTCGCTCCTCTTGCAAGTGCCCCGTCTCAAACAGGCGAAGCATGCGCCCTTCAAACTGGTTACGGGCGAAACCTCGCCACTCGAGCCAGATTTGACGAACGCACTCCTCGCCTATGAACGAGGAACCAAGCCGCCCCAGGTAAAGGTCAGAGTTGACCTTTTCCTTCTCAATTGCCGCATAGATGCGGTTTACGATCTGCTGCTCAGGAGGGGGCGGGATGGCTACCATGGATCAATCCCAGGGGTTTGCGTTGCCTGCCGGGGCAGACTTGGTGGCAGGCTTGGGTGCAGGCGGGGCCTTCTTCGCAGGGGCCTCGCCATCGTCCTGCTGGGCCAGGAACGCCTTGATCTTGTTGCTCGCCTTGTAACCGTTCTTCGGCGGGTCGATGTCCACCGACGCAGCAAACGGCTTGCCGAGCAGCTTGTCAGTGTCATCGGCATTCGGCTTACCGCAAGCATGCGCCCAGGCCACAATCTGCCCACGCCCAATGCTTTGGGCAGTAGGGCTGTTGTTCACAGTGTTAAAATTCTGCCAAAGCAGGCGACCGGCATGCTCACCCTTAACCACCTCAAACTTTACGGTGATCATGGTGCCGCCGCTTGCGGTTTTCTTCTCATCAGCCTCGAGGGCCTTAAGGATATAATTACCTGCCGGTATCGGTTCATAATCACCCCGGGGGGCGGACAGTTCGACCTCGGTAACGTCAAATCCAAACTTAGCCATTGTCGTATTCCTTTCTCAGTTTGCGATGGGGATAACTTTGCCGAGATTCTCAATTGTCATCTCGATTTCGTCGGGGCAGCCATAGCGGTTCTTGGCCGCATAGGCCGGGTTCTCGACAAAATGCAGGAGGCGCTCGCCGGTCGTGACGCCGCGCGTCTTTTCCTTATTGAAGCCTGTATCGCTCTTGCGGATGATCACCTTGAACGCGGCAAACGCAATCACGTCAGCCCACTCTTGCAACAGCGCATTGCAGCGGTTCGGCAGCTTCGGCTGATAGCGGTCATACGGCTCAGTCCGAGGGTCTTCAAACCGCACCACCGTGGCGTGGGCGATCAGCACCACGTTCATGCCACGCTTCAGGCGCAGCACATCGAGGCCCTGGAGGATTTCACGGAACTCCTCGGCTACCATCATCTGACCCTTGCCGTATGCCAAATCCTTGGCCTCGTGCGTGGCCTCGACGTTGCTGACGATGAGGGGCTCTACCAGCCAATCGACGGAGTCGATCACCACGGTCTGGAAATCGTGATCCTCTTTGATCAGCGTCTTGATGCTCTCAACCACGTCCTTGATGTGCGCGGCTTTGGGAAAGCTGGTCACATCGAGGCTGTCGAGACCGTCTTCCGTGCTGATAAAAATCGGCCTGGGAAACTGGCTGGCGAGCGTGCTCTTGCCGATGCCGTGGCCGCCATAGATGACAATACGCGGCGGCACAGCTTGCTTGCCCTTCCGTAGGTTGCTTGTCCAATCACTCATTGTGTTATCCTTTCGTTGTCAGTTTTCGGTTTCGCCAAAGTCAAAGCTCAACTGGCGGAAATCCCATTCCTGTTTCAGATATTGGAATGTCTCGCGGTCCCAGCTAAGCACGTTCACCTGATCATACTCTTCGGTGACCAGGGTCATACAGACAGCGCATAGCGTCGGGTCTCCGATCATCAGCAGGTAATCGCCCGGCTTCCAATCTCGAAGCACTCGCTTTGCGCGGTCTATCATCGCACTCGTATCGTAGGGCTTGCGCGGGTTGTTAAACACCGCTCGCAAAGTCCCGAAACGACGAGCATCTGAGAAATCTTTGTTTTTGTCGGCCTGGATCACAAAGACCGTCTTACTGTTTGGGTTTTCCATTTTTGATCTTCCTGATCTTAGGGGGTGGCGTTATCAAAGTTATGTCGTCGGGTGTCAGGTAATTCGTGCATCCCAAGGCCACCGCGATCTTGATGGCTTCCTTGTGATACCACTCGTAATCCAAGTCCGGCGGGTGCTCAACCTTGTCGGGCAGTTCCATACAGGCCCGGGCACCATCGGTTTTGGGCACCTTATTGCCGTTCGTTTTGTACCGGATCGGCTCGAGGGCGGGGTCATTCGACTGATACCAGCGCACCACCTTGCCCAGATATTTACCCATCTGCTCGCCGCCACCCGTCACATTGCGAGCAGAGATGAAATCGCAGAACGGGGCCGCCTTGATTGTCTCGAGGAACGACACACCCTTGGCCAGCCACTGCCCAGCGGCATCGGCGCACACCTGGGCCGTGGGGTTCTTCTTCAGCGATAACGGGGCGTAAATGCCTTTGGTTTTCAACGATCTATCCGGTTTTACAGCTATGTAGTTATTGACGTCTTTCATGGCGAGCACGCGGTAAGGCGTAAACTCAAAGCTGAATTTAGAGGTCTCGCCAAATTTTGCAACCGCTTGCTGGATGGCAGGGTCAATATTTTTTGGGTAGCGGATGGCAATGCCGTCAGTGTTGGCGCTGAGCGTGGTAGCACCGACAGCCTCGAGCCACTCAATCAGCATCAGCAGCGTAAGTTGCCCGGTCAGTGTCACTGCCAGCATCAGATCGGGCGAGTAGAGCACCGAGTAGCGGCTGGCCAGTTTGCCGAATGTGCCGTTGAGAGAAATCTTCAGCGTGCCATCGGTCACCTTGTCACCGGCCCGCTTGGCTTCCAGCCGCCGGTCATAGATCGTCCGATACTCCTCAATGAACCGCTGCCCCAGGTTCTCTGGCACAAAACCGCACTCGAGGATGATGCTGGGATAAAAGCTGGCCGCGTCGATGTCGCAGATCACGTCGTCGCCCGCAATGTGGCATACCTTGCGGTCATGCACGCTGTGGATGCCACCGACCCCAAGCTGATACTCACCTGTGCCAAACTTCACCGACGCATCGCCCAGGAAGTCAGGCAGTTTGACGTAACCGGTTTCGGGGTTGACCTCAAATTGACGGCCATCGACGCTGTTCAGAATGTGCTGAAGCCCGGCATCTTTGAACCGCAGGAACTTGGGGGCTGTATACACAACGTGTGTTGGGATGTCGTTCTTTGCGCGTTGCAGGCCCATCGTCGTGATGTAGACCTGCTCAGCCATCTGGGCATCTGACTTGCTTCGCATGTCGACACCGTAGCGGCGGCTCATCTCCACCCGGAGGATAACCTCCTTCTCAAGCTGGTTGAGAAGCCCCACCGTCGTTTCCACATCGTTGTGGCAATACTCCAGCAGCAGGGCCTCCTGATCCGGCTCAAGGAAGGCGTCATGTGCCAGGGGCATCTCTTGCAGGCGCGGCATGTGCATGCGGGCCCCGTAGGCTTTGAGGCCCACGAACGACGGCGCGACCTCGATCAAGTCGATGTGGTCCCGGAACACGTCGATCAGCGCGAACTTGCGTGCCGAAATCCAGGGCGGCACGTTGTTGGTGATGATGTCATCCGCGATGCGCTTTATCTCGAGTTCAGTGCGCTCGGCGCAGAACGCCGCGACGATCAGGCTGTCGAACGACTTGGAATTGAACCCGACGAATGTCGCGCCCGGTTGGGCGAGGAACTGCTTCAGCCTGCCAGGCGCGTTTGCCTCGTGACGCCACAGATCAAACCACGCACCCGTATCCACGTTTTTGGCGCAGATCAAGGTGCGGTTCGGCATCGTCTCAGTGTCAAAAACCCACGTCGTCATTCTCAGTTATCCATCGCGATTGAAGGCTATAGCTTGGCCCGCAGGAAGTCCATGCTGCCCATGCGCTGATACCCGCCATCAATCTCAATCAACAGGTTGGGGATCGACCCCTCCAGATGCTTCTCAATGAACCACCAGAGGGCCTTAGCACTCGTCGGCCCCTGATACTCGATCAGTTGCATGTAGGGGATCATGCGCTCAACGTCGTGCTCGTTATCCCCATCTTTTACCTTTTCCACATACTTATGCACACGGGCGGTGGCGATGAACCCGCACTGGTCGGGCCGCATCCACTCGGGAAAAAACGCCTCCGACAGGTATCCGCACTTATAGCTGACACACGGGTTTTCTGGCCGATCAGCGTAGATCGAGCATCCCGGTTCTTTTAGGAAAAAACACGGGCGACCCTTAAAAAAGAAGTGGCCATGCGCCTGACCGCTTAGCGCGCCGGAACAGCACGCTGTGCAGCTTCCACATTCTTTCTTGAGGTCTTTGATCATGGTGATTTGAGTTGTCATGGGTATGCCTTTCTAAACGAATTTCGCACCAACCGGCTCATCCGGCTGATTTTGGTATTTGCCGTCAGCGTAGCTTGCTTCTTGCAGGAGGCTGTGAAACAGCACCTGGGCAATGCCCGCGCCTGCCGGGATCAGAAGCTCACCATTGCCATGGTAGACCAACTCGAGGGTCAGGTAGCCCTCCCATTTGGGCTCGAGCAGGGTGTTGAACACGCTGAGACCCTGCCGCGCCCAAGTGGATTTGTCATGCACAACGCCGACCAAATGGTTCGGCATCTCAAACCGCTCTATCGTCGATGCCAAAACGAATTTGTTTTCAGGGTTCAGCCGCACCTCTTGCTTGATGCGGACATCATACCCTGCCTCAGTCAGGCCATAACTGACGCCATGCTCGCGCCGCTTGCTGTCGACCATCGGTGTCAGCGGACAGCACCGCAGCAATGATTTTCCGTTAATTATCATATTACCTCACAGGTTATATTTGTTTTCGTCGTCGGTCGGCTTTGGTTCGGCAATGCGGATATAATGGGTTTGCCGCCCCTTGGGGGTATCAAGCTCAACAATCTCAATCGTGCCTTTCTCCAGCAACGTGTCAATTGTCTGCGTCTTTTTGTCTCTTGAGCCTTTCACACCACCCTGCGAGACGGACATACGTTCATAGAAACTTCGTGGTTGGTTTTCGTTGTTGCGGATCAAATTCAGCATCTCAGCACAGAGGGCAGATAGCTGGTCGTCCTCGCGCTTCTGTTTCAGGCCTTCCTTCAACTGGCTGCGCTCGCCGGCTTTCAGGGGCCGGGCAACCGAGTGAGAGAACCAGATTTCCTTGTCATAGCCCAGGATGTCTTTGTGCGTTTCGGAATTGCTGATCAAGTCGAAAGACAGTTCATCGAATGCCGTGGGGAACCGCACTTTGGTGGCTTTCAGCACACGAGGGGCATCGTTCGTCTCGCCATCGCGGAACACCAAATAAACGCCCTGAGCATCGCCGGTCCAGGCGGATGCACCGCGCGGGCTGAGGAAATCTGATTCTATCGAACCCAGGGCCTTGGCGGTGTGCGTGATAATAATCAACGGAAAATCGACAAACGATTCTTTAACGTGCGCCATGGCCTTACCCACCTCGGCGTTGTCATTTTCGTTCTCCAGATCAAAAACCGCATTTGCTGTATCAAACAGCACCAGCGGCAACGCAGAATAAAACGATCCATCTGCTTTCTCATTCTCGACGGTCCATCCCCGATATTCCTCAGCCACCTGCGCCACGATTTTCGGGTCCAGACGCTTGGCATGAATGATCTTGATGCGGTTTTCAAACACCTGGGCGTCGTTACCGACATATCCCCAATTGTGTACCGAGTAGATAACGCGCTGCACCTGCACGACGGACTCGGTGACGATGATCAC